GCAATTACTACAGGAATCGTTAGATTATCTTACGCACACATCTTTGAGCCGGCAGCAGATTTATCCGGAAACATTAAGTACCAGGCTACTTTACTGGTTCCAAAGTCTGATATGAAGACCATTAAGGCAGTAGAAAGTGCCATCGAGGAAGCTAAGCAGCTAGGAAAGGATAATAAGTTCCAAGGGAAGATTCCTCCGAAGCTTACTATCGCTTTCGTAGACGGTGACGGTACAAGACCTACAGACGGTGAGCCTTATGGCGAGGAGTGCCACGATCACTACATCATTACGGCGAAGGCCAATGAGAACCGTCCTCCATTAGTAGTAGACAAGAACTTACAGCGTATCTTAGACCAGACTGCTGTATACAGTGGTTGCTATGTAAGAGCAAACATTAACTTCTATGCTTACAACTCCAACGGCAACAAGGGTATTGCCTGCGGACTTAACGGTATTCAGTTTGTCCGTGATGGAGAGCCATTAGGCGGTGTGCAGGTAACAGCAGAAAGCGCATTCGGAGACGGCTTCGAGTTCGCAGAGGACGACAGTGTAGACGATATTCTTTAATCAGGAGGAGGGGCTATGAAGCACTTAAGTATCGACATTGAAACATCTTCGGATGTGGACATTAGAAAATGCGGAGCCTTTAAATATGCAGAGTCAGAAGCGTTTCGCATTATGCTCCTAGCCTATGCCTTTGATGATGAGCCTGTGGAAGTTATCGACTTAGAAAAGGGGGAGGAAATACCCCTTTTTCTTTTACAGGCTTTACAGGATAAAGAGGTAATCAAGCACGCATACAACGCATCTTTTGAATGGCTTTGCTTAAATCGGGTAGGCTACAAAACCCCTATAGAGCAGTGGCAATGTACCATGATTCACGCAATGTACTTAGGTTTTCCTGCGGGACTCGAAGCTACCGGAGAAGCTGTAGGACTACCGGAGGATAAGAAGAAGCTTGCGATAGGTAGACAGTTAATTAAATACTTCTGTCTCGGTCCTTATAAGCCTGACGCAGATAAATGGAATCTCTTTAAAGACTATAACAAGAAGGACGTAGAGGCAGAAAGAGCCATAGAAAAAAAGCTTTCTTCCTTCCCTGTTCCGGAGCTTGAGTGGGGAAGATGGCGAAGGGATGTTCTTATGAACTACACCGGCGTAGGAGTAGACCTAGAGCTTGTTACCGGAGCACTGGCCGTACAGGAAGAAAGTGTGCAGCGTCTTACGAATGAAGCTATAGCCTTAACCGGCTTAGAGAATCCAAACAGCCCAACGCAACTTCTGGAATGGGTAAATGCACAGGGCACAGAGCTTAAGAGCATTCAGAAGAAGGATGTGCAGGACGCTTTATCCGGAGATCTCCCTCCTAATGTACGCAGGGCTTTAGAGATACGGCAGCAGCTGGGAAAGACATCGGTTAAGAAGTACGATGCGATTCTAGCTTGTGTATGTAAGGACGAAAGAGTTCGAGGCATTTCCCAGTTCTACGGAGCAAGGACAGGTCGCTTTAGTGGCCGCCTTGTGCAGATGCAGAATTTGCCAAGGAACTACTTAGAGCCATTAGAGGATGTCCGGGAGATTGTGAAGGCAAGGGACTATGAAGTTTTAGACCTTATTTACCCAAGCATAGCAGACACGCTTTCACAGCTTATCCGTACTGCTTTTGTCCCTAAGAACGGTAAAAAGTATGTCGTTGCAGACTTCTCCGCTATTGAGGCAAGAGTTATCGCCTGGCTTGCAAGGGAAGAATGGGTAAATCAGGTGTTTGCAACACACGGAAAGATATATGAGGCGACAGCCAGTCAGATGTTCCATGTTCCTATTGAGAAGATCAGTAAAGGAAATCCGGAATATGCCCTACGGCAGAAAGGTAAGGTTGCGACTCTTGCCTTAGGCTACCAAGGTGGAACGAACGCTCTTATTTCTATGGGGGCTTTAGACATGGGACTTTCTGAGGAAGAACTTCCGGAAATTGTGGACAGATGGCGCTCTGCTAACAAGAACATTGTGCGTCTATGGTACAAGGTCGGAGAGTGTGCCCTAGCTACTACGAAGGACGGAAGGGCGAGAACCTACAACGGTTTAATCTTTAGGCTAGAAGAGGACTTAAACAACGGCCTTCGATTCCTCACAATCGAACTACCGAGCAAGCGAAAGCTTTTCTACTGTAAGCCTTTTGCCGGAGCAGGGCGGTTTGGTGATGTGCTAACTTTCTTTTCCCAGAACCAAACTACGAAGAAATGGGGAGAGGAGCAGACCTTCGGAGGGAAGCTTGTGGAGAACATCGTGCAGGCCATTGCCCGGGATTGTTTATGTGTGACTCTTGATAGGATAGCAGAACGCAATTTACAGCCTGTATTCCATGTGCACGATGAAATAATCGTGGAAGCAGACGAAAGCCTCACAGTAGAGGAATTATGCGATATTTTCGCCATTCCTATACCATGGGCTAAGGGATTGATACTTAAAGGAGCGGGATTCGATGGATACTTCTATCAAAAGGATTAGTACGGCCAAAAGCCGAAAAAGTAAAGATTGGAAAGAAAAAGCCGTCACTTGGGAGAAGTTCCTTACGCTCTTTAAAACTCCTAAGGTAGGCAAGGAAACCATGGAAGAGTATCTTGCTCTTCCAAAGGACAAGCAGGACGCCCTTAAAGACGTGGGAGGCTTTGTAGGCGGTACTTTAAAGGACGGCATCCGGAAAGCACAAAACGTACTTAGTCGAAGTCTTATCACTTTAGACCTTGATAACATGGCCGACTCTGATACAGAGGACGTTTACCGGTCTATAGACTTGTTAGGTTATAGGGCTTTAGTGTACAGCACCAGAAAGCACCAAAGCCTTAAGCCAAGACTTAGGATCGTGTTCCCTTTAGAAAAGGAATGTACAAAAGAAGAATACGAACCTATAGCAAGAATGTTAGGCAGCAGAATAGGGATTGACCTGTGCGATCCTACGACATTCGAAGCTTCCCGCCTTATGTACTTCCCATCCATCTGTAAGGGAGCCGACTATGTTTACAAGGTCTTTGAAGGTGAAGAAGTAAATGCTGAGAAGATACTAGGCTTATACCATGACTGGAAGAACATCGCAGAGTGGCCAAAGTGTCAAAGTGAGAACTTACTCATTAGACGGGAAATCACGAAGCAAGGTAACCCTCTGGAGAAGTCCGGACTTATCGGTGCCTTCTGTAATGCCTACGATATTCCTTCGGCGATAGAACACTTCTTATCCGGTATTTATCTTCCAACAGATAGGCCGGATAGATGGACTTACGCAGACGGTAGTACGACAGGTGGCGCAGTTTTATATGACCGTGACACCTTTATGTACTCCCATCACGCTACGGATCCGATTAGTGGAATACTGGTAAATGCCTTTGACCTTGTACGACTTCATAAGTTCGGAGACCTTGACGAGAAGGTAAGTGCCAACACGAGGGAAGAAAATAAGCCTTCATTCAAGGCGATGTGCTCCTTTGTCAATAATGACCCGACGGCAAGAAGCACCTTAGACCTTGAACGCATGAAGGCCTTTGAAATGGTAGACGGTGAGGAGTCTCCGGAAGAAGGCGGGAAAGTAGAGAGTATATCGAAGGAAGATGTTGCCTGGATGTCGGACCTTAAGAGAAATGAGGACGGGAGAGTGCTTCCCACCATCAATAACCTTGAGGCCATCATGCAGAACGACCTTCATATCAAAGGAAAGATTTACTCCGACTCTTTTACCGGACGGAACTACTGCGGAGGTGCCGTGCCATGGGATAAGACAGGTGCTCACGAGTGGACGGACGAGGACGACTGCGGGCTGATTGGATACATAGAGACAGCCTATGCAGTCTATCACAAGGATAAATGCTATACCGCCTTAACCAATGTTCTTCGGAATAACCGGATAAACTCCGTAGCGGATTATCTCAATTCCTTATCCTGGGACGGCGTAGAGCGTGCAGAGACGCTTTTTATCGACTACTTAGGCGCAGAGGATAACTGCTATACAAGGGAGGTAACTTTAAAGACTTTACTGGCTTGTGCCATAAGGGCCTATAAGTTTGGTGCTAAGTACGACAATATGCTGATCCTTACCGGGGAACAGGGCATAGGAAAGAGCACCATACTGGAGAAACTTGGAAAGGATTGGTTTGCAGACTTTAAGGCAAGAACCGTCGGAAAGGAATCCGAGGAAGCAATTGCCGGAAAGTGGATTGTGGAGATGGGAGAACTTGCAGCGCTTAATAAGCAGGAATCTGAGGATATCAAACAGTTCCTATCTATGAAGAGCTCCTACCACAGAGAAGCTTATGGACGACGCAGCATAGAGCACAAACGAAAATGCGTATTCTTCGGCACCAGTAACAAGGATGAGTTCCTCCGGGATGAAACAGGAAACAGAAGATTTTATCCTTTACCGGTAGGCGTGAGGAAGCATAAAAAGAACATCTGGAGAGACCTAACAGGCTCGGAAATAGACCAGATATGGGCAGAGATAGCCTTTAAGGTTGACGCCTGTTTAGGAGATTACGATGCTTTACAATATCAAGTGCTCAGCGAGGAAAGCAATAAGATTCTGGCAGGGCTGCATGAGGAATTTATGGAACAGGATCCTATTCAATCTATGGTAGAGAAGTTCGCCGCTACGCAAGTACCGGTTAAATGGATGGAAATGGATATAGCACAGAGAATAACCTTCTTAGAGGGAAACATGGTCTATGATGGAGAGCTTATGAATCTGCCGTATCTGTCTCCGCAGAATATTCATTGCGAGCTTTTGAAACTTTCGCCCGGATCTTTAAAACGCCAAGATTCAAACAGATATATTCGTTGTATTAGAGCGATTAAAGGAATGGAGAAGGTAAGACTAAGAGATACAAATTATGGTTTTCCAAGAGCCTATAGAAAGAAATTTGAACCTTGAAACGTGGAATATTTTTGTTCCACAACATTCAAATTTGTTCCCCAATATGTTCCACTTGTTCCACAATATTTTTAAGTGTAAATATATTTAAGTAGAATGTTAAAAAATTATTGAGGAACAAGTGGAACACAAAATTATAAATTGAGGAACATTAAAACCTAGCATTTATGCGGTTCTAAGTACTATTGTTCCCTATGTTCCCTATGTTCCTTAGAAAATAAAAGATTACTGGTGTTAATAGCAGTATGCAGTAAATCATTAAATATGCGTATATATACATGATAATTAATAGAAAAAGTGCGTGTATGTATGCGCTGTAGGCATATACGCGCGTGAGGGATTTTTTGGTCACTTAGTCCCTCGCACCAAAAACGAAAGGGGTGTTTATGCTGGAAAAGGAGATTGAAAAGAAGTTTAAAAAGGCGCTGGAAGCGAAGGGGTGTTTAGTCTACAAATTCGCTTCCCCAAACTGTCGAGGCGTTCCGGATAGAATCGTTATCACCGATGCAGGTAGAGTTCTATTCGTTGAACTTAAGACAGAGAAAGGCGAACTTTCTAAACTGCAGAGAATACAGCTTAAAAAGCTTCGGGATTTCAGGCAACAGACCTTTGTGCTTTACGGCATTCAGGAAGTAGAAGAATTTGTAAATAATATTGATGATTGGAGGTGATGCCTTATGAAGTTCATTCCACATAATTACCAAGCGATGTGTATAGACAAAGTCGTACACCAAAATGCTGTCGGCCTTTTCTTGGACATGGGATTAGGCAAAACGATTATTACATTGTCTGCCATTGAGGAATTAAAGGACAGGCTGGAAGTGTCTAAGGTTCTCATTATCGCCCCTAAGAAGGTAGCGGAATCGACCTGGACTAACGAATCTAAGAAATGGGATCACACGGCAGACTTTAAAATCTCTAAGGTTATGGGTTCTCAAAAGGAGCGTCTACGGGCTTTGCAGGCTAATGCGGATATCTATGTAATTAACCGGGATAATGTTATGTGGCTTTATCAGACTTTAGGAAATGACTGGTTCTTTGATATGGTTGTGGTAGATGAGAGTTCAAGCTTTAAAAATCCACAATCCCAAAGGTTTAAGGCTTTGAAGAAATCGCTGCCTAAGATTTCAAGGGTAATTTGCCTTACCGGTACGCCCAGCCCTAAGAACTTACTAGACCTATGGAGTCAGATATATTTACTGGATCGGGGAGAGAGACTCGGCCAATTTATCACGCATTACCGGACAAGGTATTTTGATTCCGACTTTATGGGATTTGATTACAAACCGAAGAAGGGGGCAGAGCAGGCGATCACAAAGAAGATATCAGATATCTGCATAAGCCTGAAAGCTAAAGATTATCTGGAGCTACCTTCTATCGTCTATAACGAGATACCCGTTGACTTGGATAAGAAAGCCCTAAAGGCTTATCAGGACCTAGAAAATAACATGGTTTTATCTCTTGAGGATTCGGAGATAACTGCCGTATCTGCCGGAGTGCTTACAAACAAGCTATCCCAGTGTGCGAACGGAGCAATCTACGATGAGGATAAAGTAGTGAATCATATCCATGACTGCAAGCTGGAACGCTTTACAGAGCTTGTGGAAGAGTTGAATGGAGAATCCGCATTGGTCTTTTATAATTTTAAGCATGACAAGGATAGGATCCTGAAAGCTTTGGAGAAGTCCGGCTTAGAAGTTAGAGAGTTTAAAAGCCCTAAGGATGAAGAAGACTGGAACAAAGGAAAGATTGATATATTACTTGCCCATCCTGCAAGCACAGCTTACGGAATCAATCTCCAGTATGGCGGACGGCATATTATTTGGTTCTCGCTACCTTGGAGCTATGAGCTGTATGCCCAGGCGAACGCTCGACTTTTCCGGCAAGGACAAGAAAAGCCGGTTATCGTGCACGAGCTGCTTTGTACGGATACGGTAGACCATGACATTAAAAAGTCCCTCTCTGAAAAGGGGCAGACTCAAGAGGATGTACTTAGAGCCTTAAAGGCAAGGCTTGGAAAGGTGGAATGATATGGAGAAGAAGATGCTCGAGCAGTACTTGGACGCGTGCGAGCTCATAAAGGAGACCGAGGAGAGGATAATCAGGTTGAAGGAGAGTAGGACTACTCTTGTAGACAAGGTTGAAGGGTCAAGCCCGGAGTTCCCGTGGATCAAGACAAGCTTCAAGATTGAAGGATTCCCGGAGGAGGAAATGGACCTTATTAACCGGGAAGAGCATCTCCTATATCTTCAAAAGACGGATGCTCATGAATTGAAAGTAAAAGTCGAGGAGTGGTTGGCTTCGACTCCTATGCGCATTCGGCGCATAGTACATCTTAAGTATTTCGATAATTACACTTGGGAGGAAGTAGGCGCTAAACTATCCGGAGGAGGGGAAAGCGTTAGGAAAGAGCTGGAGAGATATCTCAAAGATGGCGATTGTTAATATTTGTCCGTTTTGTCCCGTATTGTCCGTTTCAAGTGTGATAATATCTAAAGTGCGAAATTGAAGTCAGAGCTCGGGGGTATATTCCTCGGGCTTTTTGTATGCCTAAGAAAGGAGGTGGAGTGTGGCAAGACCAAGAAAAGAAATAAGTCAGGCAGAGTTTGAAAAGCTGTGCGGACTGCAATGCAGCAAAGAAGAAATATGCGGATGGTTCTCCATCACGGATAAGACATTGGACGCGTGGGCGAAAAGAACATACAACGAAAGTTATTCCGAAGTTTACAACAAAAAGCGGAGTCCGGGGAAAATATCACTCCGCCGGGCGCAGTTTAGGCTGGCAGAGAAAAACGCAGCAATGGCGATATGGCTAGGTAAGCAGTATCTTGGCCAGCGTGATAAGTATGAAGTGGAAACGACTGATAATGATGCTGTACTGCAGTTTATAGAGGGGATGAAGAACCGTGATAAGTTTAAGTCCGAAACAAACTGAATATCTTAATCAAGCGACAAGGCGTTGGAACATTAAATCCGGTGCCGTGCGTTCCGGAAAGTCCTTTGTAGACATGACTGCTGTGATACCGATGCGGATTATAGACCTGATTGGAAAGCCAGGGCTTGTGGTTATCCTTGGTGTATCAAGAGACACAATCGAAAGAAATGTCCTTGAGCCTATGAGAGAGGTATACACCGCAAAGCGTGTCGGAACGATTAACTCGCGGAATATAGTCAGACTATTCGGCGAGGATGTGTACTGCCTAGGAGCGGAAAAGGTATCTCAGGTAGCAAAGATACAAGGTGCCTCGATAAAGTATGCTTACGGCGACGAGATAGCAAAGTGGAACAAAGAAGTGTTCCGGATGCTACAATCCCGTTTGGATAAGCCTTACTCATGCTTTGATGGCGCCTGTAACCCTGAGCACCCTACACACTGGCTGAAGGAATTCATAGATTCTGACGTGGATATGTACTTACAGGAGTACACGATATTCGATAATCCGCACTTGTCCAAGGAATTTGTGGACAATCTCTGTAAGGAGTACAGCGGAACAATCTACTATGACCGCCTAATCCTTGGACGCTGGAAGAGAGCAGAGGGGGCAATCTACAGAAAGTTTGCAGATGAGCCGACACTGTTTAAATGCGAGATAGTGGACGCCATAGATCCTAGTGCAAACTGCAAGCAGTTTCGCAGAGAGGACATTACCGGCATCGAGATAGGGCTGGACTTCGGAGGGAACAAGTCAGGCCACGCCTTTGTAGCTAGGGGGTATGTAGACGGATACCACGATTTGATTATTCTTGCCTCCAGAAGGATTAAGGCGACAGATGCGGGGGAAGCGATAGACAGCAATAAGTTAGACGCTCTGTTTATTGATTTTGTCCGGTATGTAGAAGAAACCTATGGGACGACATCTTATGACGGATACCATAACTTGGAGAGCGTGTACTGGGATAATGCAGAAAGCGTTCTCGGTACATCTATCCGTAACGCGGTTGAAAAGGAATTTCCGTTTATCATAGTTCGTCCGGCAAAGAAGGACAGGATTAATGATCGTATTAACTGCATGCTTCGCCTTATGGGCGCTAGGCGATTTTGGATTACTGACGATGCTGAGACCGTACGCAAGGCGCTTTCAGACGCTGTATGGGATAAAGCGAAGGAGGCTGATATACGATTGGATGACGGCTCCACGGATATAGATAGTCTGGACGCTATGGAGTACACCTATGAACGAGATATTAAGGAACTGATAGGGGAATAATATGTTTGAAAATCTAACAAACTGGCTGAAAGGAGTAATGGGTAAGATGTTCGGTTACAATATCATGAAAGGCATAGCCGGGCGAGATATCACAATGTCCCAGCCTATGATTGACGCTATCAATCTGTGGAAGGATATGATATGCGGCGCAGCGGATTGGATTAACGAAGATAAAGGAATTACATCTCTTAAGCTGGAGGAGTGCATCTGTAGAGAATTTGCGGATATTGCTCTTGGAGAGATGGAGGCCAGTATTGATAATTCGGTATTGGACGCCATGCTCAAGAACGCCATTCGAGACCTCAACGAGAATTTGCAAGACGGCCTTGCGCTAGGCTCTTTTATCCTTAAGCCACTAGGAGACGGGCGGTCGGAATTCGTATCAGCGGATAAATTCGTGCCTATTGCCTTTGATGATGAGGGCAAGCCTTCGGATATTATGTTCTTTACTCGTAAGAAGGTAGGAGAGAACAGCTGGTTCACGAGAGTAGAACGACACTATTTCGATGATAACCACAATCTTGTTATTGAGAATCGGTGCTATCGTTCCAGTTCAGAAAGCATGATAGGATCGCCCGGGAATCTTGCGGACATAGATGAGTGGACAAACATTGAACCAGGACCCATTGTCTTTCCCGGAATGACAAAGAATGATTACGGATACTTCCGTGTGCCGCTTAAGAACAGGGTAGACGGCTCTTCGTGTGGCGTTTCTATCTATTCTGCTGCAGTATCGGCGATTAGAAAAGCGGATATACAGTACGGCCGTCTCGATTGGGAGTACAGCTCAGGAGAAAGAGCCGTTCATGTGGATGAGCGGGCACTTCGCCACAAGGACGGAAGAGTAAAGCTTCCAGAAGGAAAGCAGAGGCTATACCGGGGACTTAACCTTGAGCAAAACCAAGGGGAGCTCTACAAAGAATACTCTCCGGCTATGAGAGATGAAGCCTATATTAGGGGGCTGGAAAAGACTTACCGAAACATTGAGTTCATTGTAGGCCTTGCTTATGGGGATTTGTCAGACGCCTCAGAGGTAGATAAGACAGCGACCGAAATTAGAGCCTCTAAACAGCGGAAGTATAACCGAGTGAACGCAATCCAAGAGAATCTCCGAGATTGTCTTTCTGACTTTGTGGACGCTCTCGCTTTCTACAGCGAACTATATACGACTAAGTATGAATTCTCCTGTGCATTCAATGACAGCATCCTTACCGACGAAGAGAGCGAACGCGAACAGGATCGCAAGGATGTTGCTATGGGTGTTATGGGGCTTGCTGAGTATAGGGCGAAGTGGTACCAAGAGGACGAGGAGACTGCTGCCGCCAATCTGCCTGAGCAGCCGTCTACTGTATTGCCGTGAGAGAAAGTTATAGCTCCTCTCTTGCGGTAGGATTAGAGGCTAAATACCGAAAGCTTGAGCAGGATATCATGGCGGATGTAGTCCTCAGGATAAAAAAAGCCGGTAAGATAACCAGTATGGCAGACTGGCAGTTAAACCGTATGCTTATGCTCGGGAAAAGCACTAGCGACATAGAGAAGATAATTGCCTCGGCTGTTGGGTACAACGCCAAGGAGGTAGAGAGGCTTTATGAGGAGGTGATAGCCAATGAGTACACAATCTACAAGCCACAGTATGAAAGAATCACGAGCAACTTTATTCCCTACAAGGAAAACTACCAGCTTCAACATGCGGTAAAAGCTATCACGGCGCAGACGGAGAAGGAGCTTTCCGGAATAACTAGATCCTTAGGATTCATGATTGGGAAAGGAAAACCTGTATATACTCCTCTTTCTGAGATATATAACGGCTATCTTGACCAGGCAATGATTGGACTTACTTCAGGAATGTATGATTACAATACTTTGATTCGTAGGGTCTGTAAGGAGCTTACAGACAGCGGACTTAGAACTGTAGATTACGCATCCGGCTGGCACAACAGAGTAGATGTTGCAGCGCGCAGAGCGGTATTAACCGGAGCTTCGCAATTATCCGGTAAAATTATGGATATGAATGCCGAAAGTCTTGGTGTTGAAAAATTCGAGGTATCTTGGCATGCCGGAGCGAGACCGGACCACGCTGCATGGCAAGGGAGGGTTTACACCAAGAAACAGCTTGAGAGTATCTGCGGTCTTGGAAGCGGGGGAGGATTGCTCGGTTGGAATTGCCGGCACGAGTATTACCCATTCTTTGAGGGCTCCGAGCGAACATATACGGATAAGTGGCTTGAGGAGCAAAACGCACGCGAGGCACGAAAGAAGGCCTTCCGTGGTAAAGAGTACAACGCCTATGAAGCTACGCAGAAACAGCGCCGTATGGAGACGAATATGCGCGCACAGAGGGAAGAGGTTCAACTCTTAGAAGAGGGGGGAGCAGATTCCGAGGATATTACTATCGAGCAGTGCAAATATCAAGCCCAGCTCGATGAGTACAAGGCGTTTTGCGATTACTTTGGATTTCTTGAACAGCGGGAAAGAATATACTATGATCTAAATGGGCGAATATCCCCCAGCCAAGCCACCTACAAAGAGTGGAAAATAGCAGAGGTTAATAAAAATATAGTCACTATAGATAATCGCAAAATTTCCGAGTTTTGTTTAAAACCCGGAGCAAAACACGCAGCTGAGTTCTTTTCTGTTGGCTATACGAACAGTATAAGCGACCAGAAGCGGCTAAGGAGAAATCTTCTAGGGCAATATGACCGAAGCAAAATAGAAACTACGGAAGTCTTGCCAGAAGGAGGACAGCAGTATACAATCCCAATGATGCTTGGCGTCGGTAGAAAAAAAAGGACGTTTAGAACTGTTTGGAGAATAGACAAGAGTGGCGCTATGCCGAGATTTATAACCGCTTATAGGATAGGAGGTTAATGGAATGTTTAAGTTATTTGATAAGGTTAGAGTAAAGAAGAAGAATATTACTGGAGTGATTGTTGATGTAACCCGACAAGGGGAAAGACAGTGCTTTGTAGTAGAGGCTGATAATAGAGGCAAGATAGAAGGAGGAATAGGGGGAGAAAGCGACTACGCTATTCTTGATTGTATGTCCGAAGAACTCGAACATATTTAATTCCATTCTATACTTCGTTAAATCGGCACCTTCCCATTTGGGAGGGTGTCTTTTTATTGGTCTGGAATCCGAGACCTTAAAGGCGGATTATTCATAGGACGCTGGTTAAAGCCCTAAAACAACCTATGTGTGAAAGGAGACACTATGAAAACCGAATTTTTGAAGGAGCTTGGGCTCGAACAGGAACAGATTGACAAGATTATGGCTGAGTATGGCAAGGACATTGCTGTGGAGAAAATTAAAACAAATTTACTTCGCACTTATGCGGGGATAATTTTAATTCAGTAATGTATTATTGAATCAAAAGATATTTTTAAAAAGATGTAGCAGGTTGAGATTCAATAGGTTCACTTTGCGTTTCTAATTATTATATTGATATATTTTTTTTAAATGAGATTTTTGTCTGTTATATCGAACAAAAATCTTCTTTTGCCTTTCACTATCCATTATAATGTTTTTACATTTTCGTCATTCCAAGCTGAGGCCTCGCTAGGATTCAATGAGAGCAATTTATCAACGAAATGAGATGGTTATCGGAAGAATAGTATTAAAGTTTTGACCGAGTTTCGCTAATCGGGGAAGGGAAAGTATGGAAAACAAAAATAAGTATTCTGCACTAAATAAATGGCGCATCGCAAGCAAGCGTTCTTTCTAAATATATGGTGGAGTATGCGAAACAAGCAGGCATAGGAGTAAAGTAAAAAAATGCGCATTGCTGAAATAGAATGGATGGTATTTGCATGGAAGAGATGTATTTTACAATGACGAGATGCAATCATTATTTTGAGACATAGTTTTTGAAGGAGGTAGTATGCGCTCCAAGAATATAGATTTTCGAAAGATAAGCGATAATTTTTGGCTTGTTTCCATGAATGATAAATTGAGAAAAGTAGTGGAAGAGTATCCGGGAGTGGATTTAGCCAACTTTATTCTCTGCTATGGGTATGTAGACCATGAAACCGGCCTAAGCTTGGAAGTTCTTGCTCTATCATCTAAAGAAGCTGAGGAAGTTCATATTTTTGAGCCAAGAACGGATATATCTTCTAAAATTCGAATTGGAGCTATCAAAGATGAAAATATATGTTTTTTGGAGGATAGGAACGGCGAACTTAGGAGAAAAGATAGCTTTCTTTATTCACGAGGATGAAAATGGAGGTATTGCACTTTGTTCCAATAGGAATCCAAGCCAAAAGATTACCGCGGAGGATTTGGAAGATGGAACGATGTTAGAGTCTTCGATTCACAACTTTATTCGGGAAAAGAATCAAGATCATTTTTTGGATATATTAGAAATATTAAGAGATAGCTATGTTTGGATTCCGGGTGATTTTGTTATGAGTGATAGAGATGAATCTCGAATGAAGGATTTGATAGAACAATCCGAGGCAGAGACTCAAAATATAGTTGGCAGTGCATTTGAAACACAAGATAAGTGTAAATTTAAACCGGATATTTTAAAATACGATGAAGATTTATTTTTTCCTATTTTCTCCAATCCGGAAGCTATATGAAATCACGCCTTGCATAAGGAAGAGAAATAGACGGTAAAATAAGCATGGGGGCGACAGCATGGTAGTTGTTTTTGAATTTCTTAGCCGAGAGCCTATTGAAAATGTCATTACCGCAATGCATTTTCAGGTGGATAAGCTGGTATTTTTCGGAAATCAGGAGGACATTATCTCTCAGAAGGAAAAGACGGAGAAATTTCTGAGAAAATACTGTGCTGTGGAAAGCGTTGTCTTTTTGTCTTTGTCGGAAAGTAATTTGCAGTCGGTTTTTGGAACGACGGGGAAGGAGATAGGAACTGAGGTTAGCCGAAATGCCAAGCTCTTTTTTGACATTACCGGGGGAGAAAGCCTGATGCTGGTGGCATTTGGTATGTTGTCCCGGGAATATGAAACCCCTATGCACATGTTTGATATTTTCAAAGGAAAGCTTTTGGAGCTAGATGCAGAATCATCGCATTACGATGAGCGTAATAAAGAGGCTTTGAACAGAGATAAACAGGATGATGACAAGTCCAATACAGTGTGCCCCGATGCGAAAGAAGGCAAAAACATCAGCAGTATAGCGGTAAAACGACTTGTTCCCATGTCTCTGGACAAACTGATTGAAATGCACGGCGGGGTCATTAACTATAAGCTGCAAAAAGAAATAAAAGAAGTTCCTGACGAGGAAAGCCGGGAGGATATTTTAAAAATTTGGAAGGTGATGAAGCTTCATTCGGAGTATTGGAATCCTTTTTCAGAGTTTTTAAGAGAAAATATGAGCCCTGATGAGGAAGGCCGAGTGTATCGAAAGGAAAGTACGGTGCTGAAGGCATTGGCGGGCGCTTTCCACCAAAATAAATTTCGCC